TTTTCCTCGGTGGTTGTGCCGTCCTCATTCTCCACCTTGTCCGTCACTTCGATAGTGGTGACATCCGACATGATGCCTGTTCTTCGAGGATAGACTTCATCGAAGATAACCACCTGCTCGACGGCTTCCTCGGTAGTCATATCAGGATAAGCGTCAATGTAAGGAGTGCCTTCGGGAAGCATCAGCCTGCGCTGCACCACGCCGTTCACAACCACGGTCTCGTCAATGGGGCGGTAGTCTGCCGGTATGTTACGGGTGGAACCAAAAGCGTAGATACGGGTGGCATAGGTGGACTGGGATTCTGACTGTGACATTTCCTGCACGTTTTTCCCGATCTCGAAATCCACCGCGTCACCGGACTCACAACGCCCGAAATGGATGATGTTTTCAGTCACCCAACATTCGCAATCCCATTTCTTCGCCATCTCAAAACAAGCGTCAAGGATGTTGATGTTGTCGTAACTCATCAACTGGGACTTGTTTTCGACTGTGGAATCAATGGAGAAAACAAAATCTTGTCCTTTATACGCATAACCAAGAGCTTTCAGATTTCTAAGGACTATACCGGCTTGTACGTCAAGCGGGGCGGTCAGGTTCCAGGACGCCTCCTGTCCGGTCGTCTCCGGGGTATATTTGAAGATTTTGTTTTTCCATTTCCAGTAGTAGGCGTCAAGTCTTAATTCGTAATCGTAGCCGGCGGTATTGGTGTTGAATGCGGGCTTCTGCAAGTCGCACACCTCGAACAATCCGAAGTTACATTCCACGTATGAGCCAAGTTTGAAATATATGGGATTCTCTAAGGAGAACTTTAACATGATGTAGTCCTCCTTCATCAGAGTGAACTTACGCTTGCAGCCTGCATTGATCAAAGTTGTAAGCAGGATAGCACCGGATATGTCTTTGATGTCGATTTGTTCCATGTCTTCAAAGTTCGGGGATAAAAAAAAGAGTGCCCAATTTTGAGCACTCACATACACGACAATAAAACCAATGTCGTGAATTAGCTTCTGTTTGCCGGATTTGGCTCGTTAAACTTGGCTGAAATTTTTCCGAAAGTTCGGTCTAAACTCTGTGCGTAAGTGACACTCTTGCCAGTATAAATAAGATGGTAAACCTCGCTACTATTAGCAGGAATCTGAATATCAACCACACCTTTATACAGCTCATCAAAGAAAGCTTTCTTCTTTGCTTGATAATCAGACTGAGAATTACTCTCGATAGTGAACGAAAGAGTTATTTCCCTCTCATCGACTTTAGGATTATTGATTATTACCCGTTTCCCATGTTCAAGTCGGCTTTTGTTCTCAATAAAATCCTTCATGGGAGCGGATGCCCCAATAACATCAAGAAACCCCTCTCCCATTCTCACACCCCATGTTGTATAAGCGTTTTCGCCATTAATTAATAATTCATCCATAGACTATAATTTTGCTGTATTCTTTTTAACTTCTGCTATATCTCTTTGCATCTGTTGAATAGGTTTGACGATTGCCCCTGTATTTTCTGAAATCTGTACCAGTTCAAGATAAGATTGCGCTATCAAATTCCTCGTATCATCAGCAATATTTCTTGTTTCCGTATTTATGGAAAGTAGAGCATCTGCTTTTACTGTCAGTAGATTAAGTGATTGAGATTGAATAATATTCTGATTTTTTATTTCTTCTCCTGCAATCTGCAATGCTGTAAACCTACCGCTTAGTTCTCCTGCATCTTCATGTGTCATTTCAGTGCCGAACCCTCTGGAAGTTGAAGACTGGGAATAGGATTCAGATGTACTCCAACCGAAAACTTCCGCCATTTTATCACGCTCCGCCATGATTTGTTCTGCCAATGCTTTCTGGGCATCTTTCAGGTCTTTGGTTTCTTCAGAAGTGAGGTCAAAAATTCCATTTCCATCGCTGTCTGATTTTGCAGCCCAATCGTTGTATAAGGCTTCAATCTTGCTACGATATTTATTTGCCACTAGGTTTTCTAAAATGGCATTTTTCAAGTATTCCCCGAAATCATCAGCCATATCTTTGCTACTCTTATCCATATCGGAAAGAGTTGAAACAAAATTATCGTA